CCCTTATAAACCCCTTTTATTGTCTTTATAACCATAAATAATTAATTTCTTATAAAGTAAGCTACCTATACCCTATTCATACAAAAAACCCCGTAGGTAAAGCATTTCTAAAGTACACTGTACCTAACACTGTTGCCACCCTATTCTGTAAACACCTATACATTCTTATCCTTTTGTGCATCTTTATCCACACCAGCAGACAGTGTACCTTTCTTCTTTTTTTTACCGAATATCCTTTCATGGTTCTGCTTATACTCTTGCGAGTAAACTCCAGGCCGAGGTCTGTCGCCCTTTCCTGTCATTCCTCTTCCAGTTGCTCTCTTGGTAAGAGCACTATCACAAACGCCCTGCATCTTGGACAAGTAAGATTTGTTTCAATCATATATTCCGACTCTTCATCATCTATGTCGTGATCTCCACCCCAAATTAATTTGGTACTACAATGCCAACATTCCATTATTTTTCCTCCTTTTTTTGTGGATTGATGAGCTCAAAGTAAAAACGTTTTTCATTAATTGCATCCGCAACAATCTCCATTAATTCCTCTGTCGAGGTCTTATCATTAAATACATCCTCCTCTGTCATTATGCAGAGTTTCATTACCTGTTGATGTTTGTACTTTGTTTTTGCCATCAAAACAATTCCTGTGCTCTACTTTTGTGAGCATCTTCTACCCTAGCACAAGCTATCTCAAAATACTCTTCATTCAGCTCTATTCCCACAAATTTAAAGTCAGACAAAATCGCCGCCTTGCCTGTGCTACCACTACCCATAAATGGGTCAAGCACAACCCCACCTTTCGGTGTGACCAGGCGACACAAATAACGCATCAACTCCGTTGGCTTAACTGTTGGGTGATTGTTGTTTTCATCCCTATCTTTCTTGCTTGCTTTTGCACAATAAAAAAACCTACTAGCAGAACCCTCATCTCCTATTGTTTCAACATCTCTTGGGTACATTTTCCCATAAACGTTGTATTCACCACCCTCAATATGTTGTTTCATTTTTCCCGATTTAGTCTGTGGAAATATTTTTTGCACTTCCTCGGAGCCATCGTGCATAACATTAGCAGGGAATCTGCCTAATTTTTGTCCTTCTGTTTGGTGCGTTTCTTGTGCTTTACTGTCGCCGTATTTGCCTTTGCTAACAGCAGACTCTTCCCCCCTTGAGTGATTGGTTATTATATCTTCGGTTTCCACACGACACTCATCTATATTAATCCCGCCAGCACCATGCTCTAACACATTTTCTGCCACAGTTCCTTTAAATGGTTTCCTAGCCATAATGATTGGCTCATGGGCTGGCTTGAGTGCTGTTCCCCAACCCTCCCATTCACTGTTGCCTTCAGTTATGACAGCATTATCTTTAAAACCACTCTCATATACTGTTTTTTTTTGTAGTTCAGCAGACCTTGAATTTGGATTTTTACCAACCACCTCTCGCTCATTTCCTTGCAACTTATCCACAGCTTTACCGATATTGTGGGATTTTGGAAAACCACTGCCATAAATCCACATCAATTGGTCACGGATCTCAAAACCAGCGTCCTCTATTGGTATAGCTCCCCTGTGGTAAGTGCGTGAGCCAAAGAATGATAGAAGGTGAGCACCAGGCTTTAATACGTCATGGACTTGCGTCCAAATATCTGTTCCAGGAACATCGTAATCCCAAGCCTTACCCATAAACGATAGGCCGTAGGGCGGGTCTGTTACACAAGCGTCGATGTCATTTAACAAAGGCAAGATATCTTTACAGTCAGCGCAATACAGCGTGGCATTACCTATTTTCTTCATTTGTTTAATCAAAACTTATCCCCGAATGTCATACCGTTGTCATCTTCGATGGCCTTGTAGTCAATATCATACACCTTCTTGCCGTTTGTTCTCCGCGCCTCAATGCCTTTTTCGTGTAAGACACGACTGGCCTCTTTGAAGTCTGGCATCCTAGGCGCTTTGATACCCAGGTCACGCAATAGCTTTGTCATTTGCACAGGCTTGGTGTCAACAGACTCGAAGTCAACATGCTCCAGGAGCAGATCCTCAACGCTCGATTGTGTGCGGTAAATCTCATTACTCTCTTGCAAGAGCTCCCGCTCATCGGGTGACAGAAACCAATTCTTTTGCCCTTGGACGTACATCGTTTCCTTAACCTGGGCCCAGAGCTGTTGCATGTCTACGCCATGATTGACGTCAATATCCTTAACCGCGAGTACCCAGAATCTTCGATTCCCCGACGTGTCCGTCAAGAATTCTCTCGCATTAACACTCGCATAAAAGGCAGTACGCCTTTGATAAGTGGTAAAGGCTCGATCATACGGCAGTCTTAGCTCGTCGGTCTTAGCCGTAACAAAGGCTTTCAGTTGGTCAATGTCCGATTTTTTAAACGTCGACTCAATTTCTCCGAGTTCAACGATCCAATGACTCACCGCGCGCTTGACACTATCTTTGTCAGACGGATTGAGAGTAGCACCTTCTAACAGCCAGCCATTGTCATAGTTACATAGACGTTTGAACCACAATGTTTTACCGAGGCCCTGTGCGCCCTGGAGGACGAGGATGCCTTCGAGTTCAACGCCATTGACCTCATACGCGGCGGCCACACAGCTAATCAGCCACTTCTTCATTAGCATTTCTTTTAACTGGTTTGAATCGTGCGTAACCAGTGAGTTAAGGAAGGTGGGTAATCTATCATTGCCGTCCCAGGGTTCGCTATCAATCCACTCTTTAACAGGATTGTATTCTTTGGCTAATACCTTGAGGTAGTCTCTTACCTTGGTGTGCGGGATCCCCATGTTGATGCACCGATCTTCGATCTCAATGAGGCTGGCCTCCTCTTTCATGTCAGCGATGAAGTTCATGTTCGGTATCTCAATCTCCATGCGCTTTTTGATTACGTTATAGCGCACATCCACCTCATGTGTTTTCAACACCCCATTAATATTATCCTTGGTGTTTAGAAATCTACCGCTTGCATTGCGCTGAAAGTCATACTCGACAGGTAGGTCCAGTTTTCTGAGCGCGGGGATGACTTCGCCTTCAACGGACTCGACCTCTTCGAGTTCATTCTTATGGTCGTTGTAATCGCCCTTGGTCTCTGGCATAAGCACTTCGGCTTGGCCTTTATTCTTGCGAATGTATTGACAAGCCTTGGTCGCCTCCTTCTCACCTGTTTGACTGTCGTCATTATCGGCGACGAACACATGCTTGCGGTCAGCGAAAAACTCGAACATGACCTCTGCGACAGGGGTAAGGTTGTAAGCGTCAAACGCCACGATAACTGGCTGTGAGTAGTCAGCGTATATAGATGCCGCTGTGGCATATCCCTCGGCGTAGTTAAGTATGTCTGAGCTTTTAAGGATCTCCGATCCAAGAATAAAAAAGCTACCGCTTTTTTTAGAACCAGTAAGAAAACGTTTGCCACCGTGTTCATCAATGTACTGGATTCCCACAATCGTCATTTGCTTGTCGTACAGCGGAATCATTAGGTTATTGTGCTCGTCCATTCTAAGGCCATAGGAGAGGACTTTCTTGTTCTCTAAGTAAGGGTGTTTCTCACACGGTCTGGCTTTCTCCCAGAGGCTCTGAGCGCGTTTGGCAGAGCGTGAATACTTCTCGGCCTGTTTGACTTCTGCTTGTTTCTGGAGCTCGGCAATCTCCTCTTTTTGTTTCTTGGTTATTCTTCTGCGTTGTGAGTTTTCGGGTTTCCAGATAGCAGTAGGTTGGTCAGCTGAAACGCGATAGTCACCCAATCGGCCAAACGGCACAGATTGATCCGTCCACAGTTGATACCAACCTACTAACTTTCGTTGACCGCCGACATTTATATATGCCCGACCAATAGACCCGTCGGCAATCAAACCCTTCTTAGGGTCTGGTTCTAAACCATGTTCAGCCAGGAATTGACTGAACTGGTGTAGGTAATCGGTAGTAAATGGTGTGCTAAAATTCTTTGGTTTGCTGGGTCGGGTTATCTTGAGTGTCACAAATATTTTCCTATTGGTCTTGCTTTATTTATTAAAGTGTATAAAATCTTACAAGATAATATCTAAATAAGCAAACACATAAAGGAGAAAATTATGAGCTTAACTGTAAACGCATCTGGAGGTGGAGAGGATTATCCTAAACTACAACCAGGTAAATATGAGGGGACTTGTTTCAGAATCGTAGACCTTGGAACCAGTGAACAAGAATACAAAGGCCAGACCAGTAAGAAAAAAAGAATACGCCTGGACTTTGAAATAACCAAGGCGGTCGATCCAAATACCAACGAGATCATCATGCAAGACGGCAGACCTTTTGGTGTGGGTAAAACTTATACCGCATCATTGTTTGAGGCCGCAACACTAAGAAAAGACTTAGAAAACTGGAGAGACAAAACTTTCACCGACGAAGAGTTAGAAGGTTTTGACGTCGGTAAGCTAATTGGTATGACTGCTAGAATTGAGATTGGCCAAACCGCGCCAAGTGAATTTGGCCCAGGAGGCAATCCAAAGATACTTAAACTATCACGTCCCGAAGGCGGTGTGCAAAAGGTACCAACCGTAAATCCTATATCTGCTTTTGATATGGAAGTCTATTGTGACGAGTTCAACGGTAACATGAGCGATAAGACAAAAGCCATGGTTGATGTCTTTGACCAGTTACCGACTTACTTGCAAATGGAAATTGAAAATAGTTTTGAGTACAAAGCGGCAGTCGAAGATGGCCAAAAGGTACAACCCAAAACAGCGGAACCTGGACTTGCAGACCTAGCAAAACCAGACGATAAAGAGGAACCAAACATTCCGTTTTAATTTTTTTTAGAGAGCGGCCTAATATTCTCTGGTGAATACTTGCTCCCTTAAAAGCTGGCCGCTCTCGCCTTACCAGGAGTTTAAATGCAAACAAACGACCCAATAAATCCAAACCACTACAAAGAAGGCGATGTTGAATGTATTGAGGCAATCAAGTCCTCATTAAATACCGAGGCCTTTCACGGCTATCTCAAAGCATCGGTAATGAAATACTTATGGAGGTATGACAAAAAGGACGACCCTGCATTGTGTTTAGGTAAAGCACAGTGGTTTATGAATAGATTAGTCAATGAATATAATAAAAGTTTTGAAGATGATCTATGGACCATCGAACAGGTTGAGGCCGACGCCGAAAGTAAACCAATAGAGTTTTGAGCGACATTCATTACAACGTTTTTTCTCTGCCAGCGGCACTTATGGTCGAACACAATATGTCAGACAAAATGGTTGATGATCTGAACAATCACCTGGACAAATTAAGAGAAGATAAAAACAAAAAATCTGCTGGCGACAAATTGATTGGCCAGATACATAATGGTGAACAATTAACAATAGATTTCACGTTACCAGAAATACTCGAATTTAGAACCGTGGTTGAAAATCTAGGTGTTAGTTATCTTAGACACTTCGTTGAATTTACTAAATCACAGATCCATCCAAAAAGAATCGAAATGGATCAGTTGTGGTCAGTGCATAGTTATGAAGGTGACTACAATCCAATACACGATCATTTAACCAAATCGCCTATGGGTATATCATTTACTTGTTGGACCAAGATACCCGAACAAATTAGCAAACCAGGAGAGGAAGAAAAATTACATTATGATTTATATAACAGCTCTGGTGCTATTGATGGCTATATTAATTTCACTTATGGCTTAAACCAAATTGGAGACCCAGAACGTTTACGGCCATCGCAATCAAGATACATAAAACCCGAGGTCGGCAAACTTCTTATGTTTCCGTCTTGGATGCAACATTGTGTTTATCCTTTCTTCGGACCAGGAGAACGACGCACCGTTGCTGGTAATCTTAATTGTTTTAACTTAACACCCGAACAAATACAGGAGGCTCAGAATGGAATTTGAAGTAGGAATATATGACGATTTAACTTATGAAGAGTATGCAAGCATACCAGCTTATAGATCTCACGATCTAACCTCGGCCATCAAATGTCCCTACAGCTGGAAAAATGCAAAGCCAATGCAACAGACTCCAGCGTTGCTGGAAGGTCGAGTGCAACATACAGTGTTTTTAGAACATCATAAGTTTGACGATGAGTTTGTTATTCAACCGAACATTGACCGCAGAACAAAAACAGGTAAAGAATTGTGGGAGGACTTTCAAAGTACCGTTGGCAACCGCACAATAATTAGCCAGGACCTTTACGACCTTTGCATGGAGCGCAGACGTATCGTTCAAGATTACATTCCTAAACCTGAACATAAAGTAGAAACATCTTTAGTGTTTATGTGGCACGGTCAACAGTTTAAATGCAGAATGGATTGGTATGACGGTAAAGATGTTTGGGACCTCAAAACATGCCGTGACGCATCACCTAGAGGTTTTAAACAAGCGATTAATAACTTTAAATACCACATGCAAGCCGCTTTATATTTAGATGCCTGTAAAGCCTTAGACTTACCAGCCGATAAGTTTAACTTCTTGGCCCAAGCCAAGACAGACCCATACCCTTATGCGGTTTACTCCATGTCCACCGAGGCCATCGGATATGCAAGAGCCAAGAACGAACAGGCCCTTGCCATGATATTAGAGTGTGAGAAGTCTGGTAAGTTTACGCCGTTTAATTTAGATGGCCCACAGGTTGTGGAACTTGGAGATCTATATTGAAAACGGAAGATATTCCTAGAGGGGTTTGGGATAACCCCCATGTCTTATTAGGTTTCCATCCATTTTTGTAATGCTTTAGCAACATACTTGGGTACTTCCCTTAGGTATTCTGTATCCATGTGTTTACGATCACCTTCAAGAACATTATGCTGTTTGAATCTTGGATCAAGATAAAAACAACCAAGATATTCTCTATCCCAATCATCATATATCTCTTCCCATACACTAATCTCTAACAATACCCACCATTCATCATCTTCAAGATAATCCTTCATATATTCACTAAATGGAATGGATTTGATTTCTGATAATGTAAGATGGTCACAATCACCTGCCATATCTAAATCCTCAAAAGGTGTACATTGGTTAATTTGTATTTCGTAATATTTTTTATTCATATTTATTACGCTATGTACAATTCAGATTTAGCAGGAATCAAACCCTTTTTGAAAACAAAGGCAACTTCGTCATTCCAAATGATTCTGTGTTCCTCTGTCTTTTCTGCCATTTCTTTTTCAGTCATAAGACTGTATGACATTAACCATCTAGCTAAATCAAGCTCGTAAGCCTGTTTGTCATATCTTAGTTTAGACATACCACTAGACTGTGTGGTTAATTTTACGTTTTCCATATATTTCTCCATGAAAATTGGGCGATTTCATATTTTTATAAAACCTCGACCCAAGCCCATTATAAAATAATGTATACATTTGTGCAAATTTGTATATTTATTAGATTTTAAAAAAGGTCTTGATAGAGGTTAAAAATGCGATCTTTGTTGCATAACCAAAAGACTAATAAGTATCTATCGCCAGATCCTACTGGCAAGCCTTTGTGTAAATGAGTAAAGCTAGGGAAGATTAAAGCGTGGCCCGTTGGTAAAGGTTTGATGGCCCCGTGATTGTGGAACTCGGTTCCACCACCCTCGTAATCTCCTGTATTCAACGGAACCACAACACTTATATCTGCGCTTTCGTCGTGGTGCCAGGCTCCTTGTTTTTTATCTTTAAGATTGTAGTTTGCTATTTGTATGCTGGCTGGGTCTCCACAACTCCTTTGCCAAATCGCCATAAAGATTGGGTTCAATACTGTCTGGGCCACAAACCACATATTGCGGAAAAGCTCTGGACATTGTTGTTGCAACACAATCTCTGGAATCTGCCGCAAAGTATCTTCGTCTTTGTTACCCTCAAACCCTATTTCTTTTCTCATGCTATCAATCTCTTTGACCAAGAGCTTACAAAACTGCCTACGAAATAACGGTATCTTGTAAACGTCTGGATATATTTTTTTGGCCATACGATGCACTGGTGTCTTTGCCATCTTTTCTGTTCCAGCATCGGCATGATACTTGGCCACAATCGGTACAGTCTCTTGAACGGCGTCATAAGTCGCCTGGTTAATCATCCAGTGTGATTGCATGCTTAAAAGGTAGTTTTTTAGCTTATACATTGACAATTATTTTATCATACATTTTTTAATAATTAATTGTATATATGTGCAAAAGAGTATAAAATTACCCCCATGGAAACTATAATTGACAACACAAAAACGAGGAAGAGTTTAGCAGTAGATGTTAAAACGTATGAGCTTTTACAAGATATTTGCTCAATGGAACGCAGGTCCAAGATAGATCAATTAAAAGTTCTTATTGAAAAAGAACATAAAAGATTGAACAGTCCTGGTGTTGAGTCCAATGTTTAAAAACATTATGTCTAAAAAAACAACTCCTCAATCTTATAAACCAGTGCTTGAGGCACCCGAGGTTATAGAGTTATTTAGCCGACTAACGCTACATCAACAAGCGGCGTTATTACGTTTAATATCTCGTAACCTGGAAATAAATCTAAGCGGTGAATCGCACATGGGTTATGAATTAGATTACGAAGTGGTCGGGGCCATGATATTGGCCACAGAGTCAGAACAATAGCCGCGGTTAGGCAACTATCATTTCCAGCCTATCCTCCTAGACTTTGGAGCGTAGTTTGCGGCAAAACGCTCCTCTTATCCTAAACCAGCAATACCACTACCTCTCATAGCAATTTCTCTATCTAGCTCATCGGGTAGTATTGTGGGTGATAGTGTTTGTTGAAGAGTTAAGTCTGGACTTGGCTCGTCAAACAAAGGCTGGTCTATGTTTGGCATTTGAAATTGATTTAGAGCGCCTTGTAAATCTTCTGTTGGTTGTTCTGTTTCTAAAGGGCCAAAACTTGGCTCTGCTTTTTCAATATCAATAATTTCATTTAATCGGGCCTGGTTCTCGTTAAATATTTCATCCAAAGCCTCGGCCCCACCTCTAGCTAAAGTCTGTGTGTAGTAATAAATTTTTGGGTTTATATTATCAAAATATTTTCGTAACTCCGCCGCCCTTTCTGGATTTATCAAAGCCTCTATTAACTCATCTTCATAAGCCTCTTTTTGTTTACTAATAATATTTTGTCCTATATCGTCAAAACCTCTTGCAATAAATCTTGAGGGTAGGTTTACCAGGCCTTTCACAACACCAGCCGCTTTTGCTGTCCTGCTCATTCCCTCTTGTTGTAGTAACTTGGACATGGCCTGTAGAGATTGTGTAGGTGATTGCGATTGCGTTGCGATGTAACTTACTGACTGCATAATTTCTGCAAGGTCAACAAAGTTAGCCAACTCATCTGGCTCAAACATGGCCTCTAATATTTTTGCTTTTTTACCTCTTGCTCTAATTCTATCCCTCTGAATTCTTCTTGTGCCTGTGCCCTGCACCCTAGGGAAAGCCGCATCAACCTGTCTAATGCCTAGTTTAGATAAAAACTTATTAGATGCACCTAAAGGATTTACGGTTCCAGCAACCGCGTCGTCAAACTGTGTCATCAACCAAGTGCCTTTTAAATTTTGCCAGGCTTGTGCACCAGATTGTGTAACACCGTCTGCGTCGACAAACTCTGCCTGTAAAATTCTTTTTAAATCTTTTATTTCTTTTGGTGAAATAGTCCCGTTGAAAAGTCTTTGTGTTAAACGACCAGCCTGTGCTCCGCCTTTTTCAACGGCCTCTGCCAACTGTCTTACGACACTTCTCTCTAACTGTTGCAAGTGTCCCTTTGTAGGGTCGTAGACTGCGGAGGCTTTTCGGTAAATATCATTACCGTTTTTTAATCTTTTTGATACCTCGTTGCGCATCATCGTTATTTCTCTTTTAATAAACTTTTGGCCGTCTTTGGTTAGGCCTTCCAAAAGAGGGGTAAAGTCTTGTGTTAAAGATTCATGCAAGTCTTTTGTGGTATTTTTTAAAACCCCAGTATTTTGATCTATTAGAGATTCTTTGACAGTTTCGAGAGCCTTCCTAAGAGGGCCTTTTACATTTTTGTTTGCTAACTTATCGTCTATATTTTTTGCGATATCTGCTATATCAAAGTTAATATCGAGCTCAAAAGCATCATCATAAATAGCGCTTGCTCTAGTCTTGCGTCTTTTTAAACTTTCTTTTAAAAATGCCTCTGCGGCCTCGGCAACATCCATGGATGCGTCAAGAGATTCTTTACCAGTTAGTTTATTTTTTGTTCCAGACCTTACATATTTACCGCTAAACAGTTCATTAAAAAAACCTTCTGCGGTCTCCTCTACTTGTACGTTGCGTGTGTGGTAAAACTCCCATAACTTATCGGCTCTAGGTTGCATTTGTAAATATTTTTGTATAGCAGAGGCATTAGTAACCGTGCCCTCGGCCTCCGCTCTGGTTAATGTAATACCATATTTTTCCTGTGCATAAGCTATTTTTTCATCTGCTGTTTTTCCGCCAGACTCTACTATATCTTTTAGAGCGGTCCTCCCCTCTGCTCCTGGAAACCTTTTTATTATGTTTTCAGAAAAAGCACCAAAACTTTTTGCGGGCGCACCCAGTGGTATGCCGCCAAAAGCAGAACTAATCGCCAAATCTTTGGTTGCTTTCTCTACATTAAGAGGCGGCCCATTAAAAAGCTCAGAGGTTCCTGCTCTTGCCCCATAAACTAAAGTTCCACCAAAACCTGTTCCTCCAGAACCCCCTGCCATTGCTCCTGGAATACCGCCTGTCAAGCCACCACCAATTAAACCAAGGGTGCCAAAACCTACCTCAGATGCAAACTGCAAAGTGGGGCCAACCTTACCAAATATATCCTCTACGTCGGCACCGAAAATACCTTCCCTAAACTCTTTTTTTATCTCGCCATCTTCTGGGTCTACATATGCTATGTCCTCATCTGCATCAATAAAGTAAAGGTCCATTGGGTCCTCGCCCTGTTCTAATAATTCTGGAAATCTTTTTTCTGCAAGCCATCGGGTTTTGTAACCCTCATCATTTGTTAGACCAGACAGTATTGCATCGCCAATACCACTTTTTGCTTGCTCGTCGGTAATTTCGTCTTTTATTTTTTGCTCGCTTAAATATGTTTGTATTTTTATACGAGCTCCCTCTTCTGAGTTGGCTTGCGTTCTATACTTTTGACCGTCTACAGTAATTTCATAAGTTTCCATGCTTACTCCACCACTATGACATCGTCACCAGCTAATTTTGTGTTGTAGTCATTTACATAACCATTATAGAAAGTCGTGAACTTATTTACATTTTCAAACATTTCTGCTGTTAGCGCTTTTGCCTCTGCCTCTGAAACTCCCTGGTTAATTAAATCCCTGTAATACATTCTTTTTGCGGCGGCGTTGATAGCGCTTTGGCTGTTGGGGTCAGTAACCTGCGGTAAATCCTCTCTCTTTAAGTTTAATTCTGCCAAAACCTCCTCTGTAAATATCATGGACTCTGGGTTATCGTCCCTGGCCCAATTCTGCCGCCACTTATTCATACCAGCAGTAAGTTCCGAACCATTAATTTTTTTGTCCCTCCACAGTGAGTAAAGACGAGTATATTCTTTTCTTTCAGCCGTTGCTTTTGCTCTTGCTATTTCATTTGCTCTTTTGCCTGTGACTAAAATAAATTGGTTAGCGTCTTTTTCATTGGCCAGTCCAGCGACCGATGCTTGGAATATGGCTAATTCTTTGTTTGAAATAGCTCCTTTATATGGTCCTACAATACCAAGCACAAAACCAATCTGTGTGTTTTTTAGCGCCTGCCTAGCTGAAACCTCGGTTTGGTCTGCAAAATATTCGCCAACGATGGGTATATCTACCACAAATTCTTTTACCTCACCTACTAAATTTGCTCCTTTACCAAAACCAGTTTCGGGAATTTGGTCCTGTAGATATCTAAACTTGTCCAAGTTTTGATCGTTGTCAATTGAGGCATTTGCTTTTTCCTCTGACTTTTTTACTTCGCCGTGTGCATCGGTCACAAAAAGATTTTCTACTTTTTGTGGTCCTTGTTCACCAAAGTTGTAAACATCACCTGTTTTTTCTTCTACTTTTATATAACCTTCTTTTAACAAACGGTCGATTTCTGGTTTATCTTTTTCGTACGCTGTTTCAGTGCTCTCAACAGTCTTGCCGTCCTTGCCATATTTATTGTACTGAATTACTTTACCTAGCTTAGTTGGGTCTTTAATTAATCTTTGTGTTATGAGAGAGTTATATAATTTATCGCCCTCTCTTACATCATCTATTGCCATAGATGCGGCCTGCATTTTAATTTTTTCCATTCGATCTACTTGAGCTTGTTGTCTGGCCCTTTCGTAATCTGAAAAACTGTTGAACCCCATAGCAAAACCCATGCCTATGCTCGGGGGTTGTCCACTTGCGGCTTGTGCTGTTAATCCCTTTGATAAGCTGGTGGCTAAGTCAAATATACTTGCTCGACGTTGTTGTCCGCCAAGCGGCTCCAACATTCCAACGTAGGTTTCATAAGATTTATTAAAGTCTGGTGTAAAACGGTCTTTGTTAGCCTCTAAAAATGCAATTTCTTTTTCGAGGTCCGAAAGTCCAGCGCTTAATTCGTCTTGCATTAGACTGCCCTCTGGCCTTGGTTCATAAAGTTACCAAAGGCACCAAACGCTCCTAAACCAGTAGCTAGGCCTGCTTGTAAAGGACTAGGTGCTGGAGTGAATTGTGTTGATGTTTGGAACCGTCCTGCTGGCGCCATGCTCACAAATGGCATCAATGATTGATATTGAGCCAATGGTGCTTGTTGAGCTTGTAATTGATTACGTCTTTGTGCATCAAGCCTTTGTTGTTCTAAGGCCTGTTGTTGTAATCCTAGACCAGCTAATTGTTGCACGTCGGCGGCTCTAGCGGCTTGTGCTTGAGTGCCGAGTCCAGATAAATTACCTGCTAGACCAAACTGTGATTGTTGTCTTTGTTGGCCAATCTGTGATTCTAAATTACCGAGTCCACTTAGGGCCCCAGCTAATTGTTGTTGTCCTGCCATTCTGGAACCCGCTAAATTAGCCAAACTACCCGCCGCTGTTCTTGCGGCCTGTTGTTGTCGAGCAAACTCACTTAAACCTAGTCTCTGAGCCTCACCGAACCCGCCTGCGCGTATTCCGCTAATAGCCTCACCTAAACCTCTACCAAGCGCCTCACGGCGTTCTGCGGCGCCCAATCTTGCCCTGGAACCAAAGGCAGATTCACCACCTCTAGCAATATCCTGGGCCCTGGCCGCCATGTCTTGTTTATCGGCTTGTTCCATAATATCGCTTATGGTTTGTTGCACTACTTGTTGTTCAAACGGATTGTAAAATTGTCCTGTCATTCTTGGGTCGTAAGCACCGAGTGTGCCCCGAATTAGGCCTTCGGACTCACCGATACCAGATAACAAGCTACCTAATCCTGCTGTTGTTGCGCCTAGTCCAGCTTGACCTAAAGCTCTTGCTCTTTCTAAACCTGTGTCTAAAGCGCCGACTCCTGTTCTAAATGCTTGTTCGGCGTCACCAATAAATCTATCTTGTATGCCAATGCCTTCTCTAGCTAATTCCTGCGCTCTGAGTTGGTCTGGCGTTAATCCTGCGACTTGTTCTTCTATGACAACTGGTTGGCCTTGCTCATCAAAAAATACCTTTTCAGCGGCTCTCATGGCCCCTGGTATAAATCCGCCTTTGCCGCCCAAACCAAATAATAATTGTTTTGTTAATGGATCTAAACCGCTTTCTACACGTTGTATTGACGCCGCAAAGGGAGCTCTGTCGGGCGCTCTTCTAACTGGTTGTGGTGCTGGGGACAGTGCAGGTGCAGTAGTTTGCACTGGTGCGGGTGTTGGAGAAGGCCTAGCCATTTGTTGTGGTGCTGGAGGACGCACAACCGAGGCAACACCACGGTTTACTGGCATAGGTGGTAAGAAATTACTTTGAACTTGGCCCTCGCTTGTAACATCTGGTCCATATAATTTACCACGGCGTTGAAATACAGGAAAACCTGCTGCTAAAGATCTTTTTACTCTATCTTGAACAGGCTCACTATATTTACTTAAATCTATTTCTGTCCCTGGCAAGTTAGATACACGTTCTAATAATGATGGTGAAGAGAGCGGTTTATTTATTTTTGGCAAATCTGCAAAATCTAAATTAAAACGCGGTATTTGACCGATACCTTCTAATATGTTTTTTGGTAATCTTAATCGTGGTTCCATGTTATGCCGACGGACGTGCTTGCCCGCTGAATACCTCCATAAGTTGATACATTAAATCAGTGCCACTTTCTCTATCGGGTGAACCGTTTGGTGTTAATGTTACGATGCCGTTACTGTTTTGCATGTCAAAACTTCCAGCGCCCCTAACAGCTCGGCCTGTCATTACAAACTCGCCGTCACTTAACATAGCGGGTATATCGTCACTGGTTTCTGTCCCAGGGCCATCAATACGGCCATTCATCCTTTCAAAATCTTCCATGGCTACATTACCGCCTTCGGCGTAAGCCATTGGCATAACCATGCCACCGCCATACATACCTCTTGGTTTACCGCCAGATAACTCTGGTAAAGTCCCTTCGGGTAATAAACCAAACTCAACGGGATTCGGTGCTGGTTGACCCATTCTTCTAGCTATCTCGGCCTCTATGTTGTATCTGCCTGTAGCGTCCATTGTGGTCAATGGTGTTAGTTCAACACCTCTTTGATCTTTAGCCTCATCGTAAGCTAACTTGCCAAGTCCTGCGGCTAATGCTCCGATACCGCCCATTTTTAGCATATCGCCAAAACCGCCGCCGCCTGTGCCTGTGCCTGCACCACCGCCAAGGATTCCACCGATACCGCCAGATCTCTGAATAGACCCACCAATCCTACTTAGTATGTTGCCTTTTGATCCCGCTCCAAAAGCGACGTCACGCAATTCTTTTAATTTTGCTGGGTCCATAGATGCTAACTGGTCTGGTGTCATGGCATTTAATGTGGCTTTAGCTTGTTCTGCCGCTTGAAAAGCCTCAACCTGTCCAGCTGTGCCACTACCTAAACCAAATCTATTAGCAAAACCTTTGCCTGCCTCTGGACCGCCTAAAAATTTAGAGCCTGTTTCGCCGAACATACCACCACCGAGTAATCCAGATTTAGTGGTAAGTGCATCCATGATGCCACCGAAACCACCACTGGTTCCACCTGCTATGGATGAGATTCCTGGTATGCCAGCTTTAGCAATACCGCCAGCTATAGTGCTACCAATATTGCCTAAAGCACCGCCGATGCCTGGTATTTTAGTGGCTAATCCACCGATGCCGCCAAGAACACCGCCTAAAGCGGTGCCGACTCCAGGTACAAGGGCCGCGATGGGCGCTACTTTTTTAACTACTTTGCCGAGTTTTTTGCCTATTTTTTTGAAGAAACCAAATTGTTCTAAGCCTGTGTTTGGGTTAAGACTTGCTATACCAATACCGACTACAGCCTCTTCGGGGTTGATACCCATTTGGTTAAACTTGCTCTCTAATAAACTTTCTACTTCTGGGTCTTGCACGATTTCTGGAGGGACAACCACTTCACCTGGTCTAACGTGGGCCAAGGCAGTATCTTCTCCGCCACCCATGGCCGCAAGCTCTTGAGCTATTTCACCCATCGGTGCATTTGCCTGGGCCTGTAATTTCTCTATTAAGGCCATTAAACCTTCTCTCTCTTCGGGGTCTGTTGACATTTGAGCCTGCTCGAATAATTCCATTTCTGCATTTGATATAGCGCCTTTAGTTTGACCTATCATGTTCATTGTGTTTGCGGCCTGTAAATTATTCATTCTTTGTTGGAACGACAAATTATCAGAGCTGTCTGGTAAAGATCTCTCAAATATTTCTAATTCTCTATTAGATATAGCTCCTTTTAGTGCTGGACCCATTCTCATGGCACCTGTTGTCATCATGCCAGTAGTCCCAGACATTGGTGTCATAGTGGACGCCATTTGAGTAGCTTTGAGTAAATTATCTGCGTTTGGTTTCATATCTATCCTATCGTTACTGTTACAGCTCCTATACTCGCTGTTGCAGACAACCCAGTAAGGTATGTCTGGTGTTCGTAGAGATTCCTAAACTCAGTGCCATCAAAGCCTTGATGAACCTCTGTCGTACTGTTAAATATAATCGCTCCAGTAGCGAATTGCAATTCGCCAAGCTCTGTATTTGTATAGCTCCGTATGACATCTGGGTCCTCCGCGCCTAGGTTTAACTCTAATATTCTTACAAGCCTATTGAACGTGTCAACGGAAACCTCTGTTCCCTGGGCCTGTGGAAGTCGGGTAGGCAGTAATTTAGCCATTATCTACGTCCAGATTGTTGTATATCTACACGGGTATTACCCAATCTCCATTTATAATTTTTTCTGTCCGCCTCTGTATTATCGTCGTCCGATTCAAACCGTAAAACAAATTGTCTGGTCCTGGTTCTTAAATTAGAAAACGTTGAGGTGTTTTTAATCTGCGTGGTTGAGTCGGTAGTAAGGGTTTGATTATTAAAATCCCTTCTTTTGACCACAACATTTATTGCTGGGTCGGGGTTTGTACCAGTTTGTGTCTGAAATAAGATGTCGGGTATGATTTTTTTCAAAAATACGAAACTATCGCCGTCTGTTATATCTATATCCGCAGACTCTATAAACACACCATCCATTGAGCTCGCGTCGTTGTTGAACCCAGTTTCGTGTTGATATATGACTTTTGAGGAAGATGTTTCTCCTGCGGCCAGAGGCTTTTCATTAATACCAGGATTCAACCAAGCGTATCTCTCTAGTGAACCAATACTCCAGGAATCTTCTTCATAGTTATATATAACATATCTTGATATTTCGTCGGTGCTGTCCGTTTGTGAGGGGTAGAAAAACCAAATCTCTGAAAACTCCTCATTCAAACCAGCAAAACATTTGAAAGATTGGTCTACATTTAAGTCACCGAAAACGTAGTCTTGCACACTGCAATTTAATTTTTTGATTGAGCCGTTGTAAAAATAGAAAGCGTTTTTAGACATATAAAAAACACCGTTTGGTGCGTTGACCACTGCTTTCGGGCCAATCAATCCAGCGCCCTCATTGATAAGGTTCATCGCAAAAGTCAGCGGTGGCCCAATAAACTGCATGCTGTATAAGGAAGTGTCGGTCCAGATTAAAACTTCTTGCCTGGATTTTATGCCAGCTATGATTGATGAACCGCTTGATAAGCGTAAAGAACCAGCAGAGTTTGTGCTTAGCGGCTCAAACTCTAGTTCGTTTTCTTGGTCCGAAAAAGCCACCAG